TTCTCTCTTCGGAATCAACAGTACCTGGGAACAACATTGGTATAGTTGCTCCTGCTGTAAATAATCCAACCGCTGCTGCTGCTTTTGGATTCTTCTTAATCAAATTCATAGCAGCAGGTATTCCCTTCCGCAATATTGTGAAGGTTAGTTTAACCAAAGTTCCAATAACAGTTCTTACAAGTTTTCCTATTGTAGTTCCAAATAACAAATATCCTGCAATTAAAGCAGGTCCCCAATCTTTTAAAAATCTAAGAATAGCATCAACTTTTCCCTTATTTTTAGGGTCACTCATCCATCTGAATAATTTTAATACAATTCTTCCAAGAATTACTGTAGTTATAAACTTCAGCAATTTCTCAAATATATTTTTTACTGGTCCAAGAACCTTATTAGCTAATTTTAATGCTCCCTTACCAATAGACTCTAATCTAGATTCATTTTTCTGCCTTTTACCCCTCTCTGAAGATTTGCGAACATTATCTATCTGTTTTTTAAATAAATCACTCTGTTTTTGCATCAATTCAAGTATGTTAGCAACAGAATCTCTGATTGCTGCAATATCTTCTGCAAATTTAGAAAAACCAGTTTGGTTTTGATTTTGCTGCTCTAAATCTGGAGTTTTTACAGATTCTGGATTTATAATTGCACTTGATGCAAGTGTTATAGGACTTCCAAATTGATCCCTATATTTTTTATTGATTTTAAATCTACCAACAAGTCCTTTAACTCTAACATATTCATCCCTCAATAACATCTGCTCTTCTCTAGGAAGAGAATCAGTCCCCATATTAACTCTAACCAGATACTCCTTTAAAAGAGTTCTGTAAGTTGCATAGTCAATATCAAAGGTATCTTCTAGTCCAAGAATTCTCAAAATTCTTTCATCAATTTCCTCATTAACTAAATCTTCCTCACGAACACCATCATACATCCTGTCTTCTCCTTCATCTGGAGATTTATTTACAGGAACGATTGTAGAAGAATCTATCTTTTCTGTAGATTCAGTTGGTTCTTCTGGCAGTTCTATTTTATCATTATCATTTACATAATATTCCCAAAGATAAATTATGTACTTATTATATGACTCATACTCTTCTGGAGAAGATGGTCTTGAAAATTTTGGAGAAGGATAATCTTTTTCAGACTTATCCCAAGAAGACATGAATATATCAACTACTCTATCAGCATCTATATTGAATGTATTTTCAAGTAAGTATTTTGAATATTCAAGTTTAGATAATATTATAGCTCTCCACATTCCCATACGCCTACTAATGGTGGCGTATGGTATATACTCTTCAATATAGTCTGGTTTAAGATCCATTCTGCTGCTGCTTTAATTTTTCTTCTTCAAGATGAGCCGCTAATAGAGCAACATAAACATCTCTCTCCCATGGAATCAGATTTTCAATTTCAGTTAATGAGTATTTATGGTATTGTAAGAGAGCAAAATTTAATTTATAATAATTCTCCAAATCCATGTGAGCGAGAGCTATGCGAAAAAATCAGATAGACCCTCCAATACTACTTTGCTTTTAACGCTTGTATTTGGATTAGTAATTTCAATCTCGTGAGTTAGTTTTGGCATTGTCTCAAAAAATAACTCAATTTTTTTAAACTGTTCAGAATTCATTTGTTCCAAAAAAGAAATAAGTTCTTTTTTAGTTGTATCTGATGCAGCCCAACTTTCTTCTTCTGTGTAAATTTGATCTATACACGAAGCAATCAAATCAAAAGATTGCTCGATACTATTTTTTGCATTAAAATCAAAATTATTTTTAATGAATTGATCCAGTGAAGGATACTTCATCTCCATTGCAATGGTATCATCTATTTTAATTTGATTTGTGTGTTCATCCAATTTTTTCACTGAAATATCGTCAATATTGATTTTAACTGGTACTACAGTTTCATTATCATCTGGACATATAATATTTACATCCAACTCTTCACCAACTGACTTACCTCTAATATTCAAAAATAAATATTCAATATCAAAAGTTGGAAGTTTTTCAACCTTTACGTTTTTAGTAAGAACACAATTTCTTATAACATTTTTAATTGCAGAAGTGATTTGTTTGGTATCTTCACTTTCCAATGCAATTACTAAGAGTTTTTCCTCTTTTACCAAAAAAGGTCTGTATTCAATCAAATCTCCAGTAGAAGGAATTTCAAGCTCATATGTTGGAGTAGATATTGTAGGCAATGGCATAATTTTCAAAATAAAAATCAGGTTATATTTATTTATAACTGATTTTTTAAATTATCTACCACTTGGTCTAATTGAACCCCTAGGTGCGCTAGCAGCATCCCTATTTTGAGCAGATTGTCTTAAAGAGTTCTCTCTTGCTTGTTTTCTAGCATCTTCAAGTTGTTGCTGAGTATATCTCCAAGAATTGCTCTGTTCTTCTCCACCTACTCCTGGAGTTGAAGGTCTATCAGTTTGTGGTTGAGATAACTCAGTACTATAAACTTCTCTTTTAATATAATATCTACTATAACTAATACTAACAGTAGCTTTTAAGGTATCAGATGCATCATAACTAATTGGCATAGATGATATTGATAATGGAAATGCTTCTGTAAAATAATATCCTAAAAACTCTTTAGATCCCGAAGTTACTTTTGATCCCAAATCTCTTTCATATTTTGCAATTCTAATCTCAGATTTATAGTCTGTAGGATATCTTATCCTAGTATAAAAATCTGGACCATCCATTCTACCAATAATATCTTCACCAGAAGCATACTTCATCCACATTTCAAAAAATCTAATTTGTTGGTAGTTACTATCTTTAGTAACTAAAAAAGTAAGATCTATAGAATTATCATACATTCTTCTATAAATGTTTTTTTGGGAAACTCCCATATAATCATTATCAATATCTATTGTCGCTAGTTGAGATCCTGGTAAAGAAGCTTCTATACAAGTCAATTCAAATAGTTCTTTATCATAGTCTAACCCCAATTCAGAATTTATCTGACTTAATAAATTTGATGGAGGTACAATATCAACACTATAAAAAGATGTAAGAGCTGGATTCAATATCCTGCTCTTAAGAGTGCTCATATTAACACCAGGATTTACTGGTATATTTGACATCTAAATACAAGTGTATACGTTATATTATATGTAGACAACTTAATGAACGAAAGTATTAAAAGTAAGTATAAACCTTCATATCCCAAAAAATATAAGGGAAATCCCAACAATATTATTTGTAGGAGTAGTTGGGAGAGAAAATTTTGTTCTTACTGTGACTTAAATGAAAATATAATAGAATGGGCAAGTGAAGAATTCTTTATTCCTTACGTCTCTCCAATAGACAACAAAGTCCATAGATATTTTCCAGATTTTATTATAAAAGTTAAAGAGAGTAAAGGTTCAATAAAAACCTATGTTGTCGAAATAAAACCCAAAAGGCAAACTATTGCACCAGTAAAAAAATCAAGAGTCACAAAATCTTTTATACATGAATGCAAAACTTATGCCATAAATCAAGCAAAATGGAAAGCAGCAGATGAATGGTGTAAGGATAGATTGTTGGAATTTAAAATAATAACAGAAGATAACCTAGGTATAAAGTAAATGCCAAAAAATACTCTTTTCGAAGATCTAAGAGAAGAAGTGCAGTATGAAGAAGGAAGGTCTCCTTTCTTTTATAGGAGAGCATTTAAAAGATTAACTCAAAAATATATTGGTAGAGAAAATAAACTAATACTTGAAGAAAAATTAGACTCTACAGAAGAAGAAGAAAATCAAGATAAAAATGTATTAAGAAGATATCCAAGAACTGGTCACATATACTTATTTGAATACAAAACAGAAGAAAAAAATGTAAGTATATTTGACCCCTTTCCTTTAGTATATGTAATCAAGTTTAATAGTAAAGAATTTACAGGATGCAATTTACACCTAATACATCCAAATAAAAGAAAATATGTAATAGATAATTTAAAAAACGATAAAATTACTTTACCGTATAATACAATATCTAAATATATAATATCACAAGTTGATGGTTTATTATTGGATATTGCATTTGATGAGTGGGAAGTTGCATCAAATTTACCTATAGAAAATTTGATCTCTATAAAAGATGGTAAAAGAAGAGATCTTCCTTTATTTGATGTTTGGAAAGAGAAAAACAAAACATTTAGAAAAATGTTAGTTGGAACTAGGATCTATAAATCTTATGGATCAAAAGAACAAAACTTTAAAGGCAATTAAAAATGGCTGAACCAGCAGCAAAAGAAGTAACTATAGACGGAAAAAAGGCTTGGGTATCAAAACCAAGACCATTAAAAAATACTGGTGCAAAAGTATCAACGGTATTTTTTCCAGATACTGGAAGAACAGTATTGGTACAAAGAACCTACGCGGCTTTTGGTGGGTTGTTGGATGTAGATCTTAACAAAACTCTTGCCGAAAAAAAGGATGATACATGGGAACCAGGACCAAATGCAGCAAACGATTATTTGGGTGTAAAAAAAGATTTAGAAGAAGATTCAAATTATACTAGCGCATTAAATTCTTCGGTAGAAAGCACTATAAAAACAGTGTATGCAGAAAAAAATGATGGTAAACTACCGACCCCAAATCAAATAACATTAATATCAAAAGGAAAGGGGGTAGTAAATGCAGATGAAAAAGATTCTAAAGACAACCAAGATCCTGATCAACAAGAACCAGCAACTATAAATGATGGAGTATCTGGTTTAACTGATGTAACCGATGCTTTTTCTGCGTTATCAGAACAAATTAAAGCAGAATCTGCATCAGTAAGATCTTTAGATAGATTATCCTATCCAGAAAATTTTCCAGAAAACATGGATTACATAATATTTGAATCCAAATCTTATGGAACAAAAACATTTGATTCATCTACATTCGGATTCGGATCAAGAACAAACGAATCTATAGGTGAATCTATAAAATTACCAATACAACCATCAATATCTGATGGAAATAGTGTTGGATGGAATGAACAAACAATGAATCCAGCACAAATAGCAGGGGCTGATCTTGCTATAGGTGGGATAACTGGTGGAGCAGAGGGTTTTATAAATTCACTATCAAATAAAATTGCAGCTGGTCAAGGTGCATCTACAGATGTAGAAGCTGCTATTATCGCATACTTTACACAACAAGCAACTGGTGCTCAAATATTACCCAAACTTGGTGGAGCAGTATTTAATCCAAATACCGAATTGTTATTCCAAGGTCCACAATTAAGACCTTTTAATTTTACATTTAAACTGACACCAAGATCAGATACGGAATCAGAAAGAGTTAAGAAAATAATAGGATTTTTTAAGCGTAATATGGCAGCAAAAACCAGTAACTCTCAACTATACTTAAAAGCACCAAATGTATTTGGAATAAGATATTATTTAAATGGACAAGAAGATCATCCTGGAATTAATTTAATTAAAGATTGTGCTTTGCAATCATGTGTAGTAAATTACACTCCACAAGGAAGTTATATGGCATATAAAGATGGTGGAATGGCATCATATGACATATCATTACAGTTCATGGAGTTAGAACCAGTATACTCCAAAGATTATGATGATGATAGAGCAGCAAACCATCTAATAGGATACTAAAATGACCCAAGAATATTTTAAAAAAGTACCAAATTTCGAATATATCAGTAGAGATTCGAATAACTCTCCACTGTCAGACTATACCGAAGTAAAAAACTTATTTAAAAGAGCAAAAATAAGAGATGATATTTTTCAAAATTTAAGTTATTTTGAAAAATATACAATTGTCGGTGAAGAGCGTCCAGATGATGTAGCGTATAAATTCTATGATGACCCAACACTTGACTGGGTAATTTTACTTGCAAACAATATACAAAATCTCTATGACGAATGGCCAAAGTCACAATCATGCCAAAATGAATATTTACTAGAAAAATATGGAAGTTATGACAATCTATATAATGGAATACATCATTATGAAACTATAAATGTGACAGATTACTTAGGTAAGTTAATTATAGAAAAAGGTGTTACAGTAACTGAATCATATTATAATGCTCCAGAATTTATTGTAGAAACAGATAAATCAATTAATCTACCAATTACAGTTCCAGGAATACCTGCACAAATATCTGCACAAGCATCTAATGGAAGATTAACAAATTTAACTCTAGTATCTACAGGTTTAGGATACACAGGATCTGTAGAGGTTTTCATATCTCCACCAAATGATCCAGTTCAAGCATTAGTAGAGTTTGAATTAAATGATCCTCCAGCAAATAGGGAAGTTGGAGATTTTACAATAATTGATTCAGGATCTGGATATACTGTCCAACCAGCAATAACATTTAGTGATCCAGAGGAAACAATACCATGCCAACTAGAAGCTGTAATTGATGGTTCTGGAGCTTTAACTTCTATTAATATATTAAATCCTGGAGAAGGATATACTTTTTTACCCACAATTACTATTGATACTCCAAGTGACATATTCTCAAATGCAATCTTAGATACAACATCAACTCTTACCGTAGAGGCAAGTGGTTGGGAAGGATTTTACCTTGATCCTTCAGGAACTAGAGCATACACATGTCATGGTAATAATTCATACACTGAAGGAATAGTAGAATATTATACATTCAATTCATCTTTTGATATTTCAAATGGAACAAAAATATCAGAACTAGACTTATCATCAAGTTTTGAGTACTTAACTGGAATAGAATTTAGACCTGATGGTTCAAGATTCTATGTGACGGGATTGACTTCAAGTGGATTCTTTATTCATCAATATAATCTGTCTGCAAGATGGAATATAACAACAGCTACACTTTCTGGAACATTTGCGATTTCGGAGTGTGCAGGAATTAGATTTAGAGATACTGGATCAAGTTTTTTTGTAGTTGATTTAGCAAACCCAGATACTATCAAAGAGTATGAACTTTATGATGATTGGAATATTAATGCAACATTTGCCAACCCAGTAAGAACTGTAGATATTAATGACATTACTGGAGAATCTTCAGTAAGAGGATTTTCCTTCAAAGATGATGGTTCAAAAATGTTTGTGTCTGGAACGGATACAAACTCTGTTCATATACTAGAATTAAGCACTAACTGGGATTTAGGTACGTTAACTTTAATAGGAAGCAAAAATACATCCTCAGAAGATAGTATTCCATTGGATGCTTACATGGATCCCACAGAAACTGTAATTATAACTGGTGGTTCAAATACAAATAAATTTTATGCTTATGATACAGATATCAGAGCAACTGCTACTGCTGTTTTGGGAATAGGAACTACTTCAGAGCAAGTTACAGACATAATAGTAACAAAACAGGGATCAGGTTACAGTCAAGAAAATCCCCCATCTGTAACTATACAACCACCAGTAAGAGCAAGAAGAGCAGTTGGTTTTGTTCTAATTGATAATAACCAAGTAAAGGATATTATTATTACTGATCCTGGTTATAACTATAAATCTCCACCAACTGCAGTAATTGATGAACCTCTTCCAAGAATTACTGCAAAAGGATACGCAACCGTACAATCTGGAAAAATTGTACAAATTGCATTGACAAATCCAGGTTTTGGTTATACAACTAATCCAACAGTAACA